CTACGGCGCCCCTTTTTCGTTCCGGTGGCCGGCGCGGTGGGCGTCGCGCCAGGCGACAACTTCGCCGGCCTTCCAGGTCGCCGGCTTGCGGGTCAGGCGGGCAGGGAACCCCGGCTTGCAGGCATAGGTCCGCAGGAAGTGCTCGCCGCTGATCCCCCAGAGCTGGCCGCATTCCTCGGCCGTCATCGCCAACTCCTGCCACGGCAGCTTCTCAGCGGCGCTCATCCATCACCTCCCGTCTGCTTCGCCCTCAGCGCATACCCAGCGCCGTCCAGCAGCTCCTCGATCAGGTGCTGCAGCCACTCATCCCGCGTGAGGTCCGTGCGGTCCAGGGTGGTGCCGTACTTGGCCTGGCCAGCCTGATCGCGCTGGATCAGCATCTGGACCAGCGCGAACGTGGTGTCGCTCACGACGTGGCCGGAGACGTGACCTGTGCGACTAGAGGCCGCAGTGATCAACAGCGGCGCAAAGAACTCAGCCATCACCACCCTCCTGCGCTGCCTGCTCGACTGCCAGGGTGACATTGACCTTGGCGATCCGACATCCCCGGCGGTAGCAGTGCTGCCACCGAGCGCTGGTGTCGGGCAGCGCGTGATACTCGGACGCGCCCATCATGGTTTCAGTAGCTCGGACCATACAGCGGCCTTTTGTGTGTGCCAGCGTGTACACGCGCGGCTCCCCATTAGGATCGATAGCGACATAGCCCTTCACTTCTCACCCTCCCGCGCGGCCCTTGCCGCGTCGATCTGACCTTCGACCGGCTCATCCCATCCTTCGTCACCAGCAGGCGCGGGAGGATGGACTGGGCATGGCCATGAGAGTGACCCGTTACCGCTTGGGCAGGCGCAGGTGATCAGGCTGAGTTGTTGCGCATGAAGCTCAGCAATGATTCGGCCAGCATCAACGTGATCCTTCGCGCCAAGCATGGTGAGCAGATGCTTGTGGAGGACGTATCCATCCCGCCACTGCTGTGCGTACTGCCTGGCGTAGGCGTGGAGCTGGTCGGCGGTGAACAGGGACACGACGCGATCAGGATCGCATTCGTCCCACTTTTCAGGCAGCGGATCGGAAGCGTCGTGGTATTGGTCCCACCCCATCGTCTCGCTTGTGTCGTCCCATTCGGCGTGCCATGCCACGGGCTCCGGCAACTCCGGCATCTTGTCACTCAGCTTGTCACTCATCGCTGCTGGACTCCTGTTGCTTACGGCGATTCCAGTGTTCGGTAGCCACTCCGATTAGCCATTCCATTGAGTGCCTAAGGGCGGAATCGGCTCTTTGAGCGCGACAGCTTGGGCACTTAATGACTACCCTCCTGGATTTGGTGTAGTCGTTTCCGGCCTCATGGAGGATCGGCTTCCCTCCGCAGAACGGGCAGGGTTTCAGCTCGACGCTCACGCCCCATCTCCATTCCCAAGCTGGGCGGCGCACTTCGGGCAGGTCGCGGTGCGGTCACGGTGGATGAGCCATCCCACGCGACGCGCCTGCGCCCGCGCGCCCTCTCCGCTCTCCGACGTGTAGCTGTGCGGGAATTCCCCATGCCGGTGCTGCGCGCTCTCGTACTTGCAGTACAGGTCGAGGGAGTAGCAGCCGGCGTAGTTGACAGGGTTGGCCTTCAGCCTGGGCACAAGCCGCATTGCGCTAACCATTCCGCACCTCCCCGGCCTTGGGCGCCAACAGCCGATCCGCCTCGTCAAGAACCTCGCTGACAGTCCTCCTGACATCGTCCAGCACCAGGAGGTCGCTCTCCCGAATCTGCACCCTGTGCTTTGCGGCAGCCTGTAGCCCAGCTGCGGTCCAGCGCAGAGCAGACTCCAACTCGCCTATGCGTGCCCACAGCGAATCGCAGCACCGGCGCAGGTCTTCCGCCATAGGGTTGCCGATCACGACATCAGCCATTGCGCACCTCCCCGGCCTGGGCGGCGATAGCGGCTCGGAAACCGGCGTAGAACGCTTTCCGCTCCGCTGCGAGGTAGTTGAACTCGTTTCCTCGCTGTTCGTTCAGAAACAGCTGAAATCGAGGTTCAATATCCTTGTCAGTCGTCGAAGCTGTGGCAACGTGCCATCCGGAAACGCCCCATGACGCTTGGCAATACTGGCAATAGCGCACTTGCCCGCCAGGGATCGCTTGGAACTGCGTAACCCCCTTCTTATGGCACTCAGGGCAAACGGCGCGCTTGGGCTTGCGGCTGCCGTAACCCTGACCGGCACGAACGCCCATCACGCACCACCCTTTGCCTGGACGGCGATGGCGGCGTCGGTCCCGATCAGCCTGCGCAAGGCCCAGCGAGCCTTCGCGGCTTCGCCCATCGTGTAGCCGGGCTGGTCGTCGGGTAGTGCCTGCAGCACGTCCAGCGCATTGGACAGGGCGTCGAAGTCGGCCGCCTCGACGTTGTGGCTGTCTCCTATGTCCTCCGAGTCGTCGGCCAGGCACCAGGCTTTGTAGGCCAGGTCCAGCAGGGCGTCGATGACGTGGCGCTCCTGGGGCGTCAGAGCATCCCCATGGGGCGCGGGCGGGGCGGCGTAGAGCAGCGCGTCGCCGGGTTTCATGTCGTCGCCAACGCGAATCTTGATGCCACTGAACGTCCCGTTGCGCCCACCACGGATCAGCGCCAGAAGGCTAGGGTCGATGCTGCCGATAGCCACCGCCTCACCCACACCCGGCGCAGGGGCGGCCTGCGGAGTGTTCAGGAAGTCCGCAACCTCCTCGCCGGTAGCGACCAGCAGGGTCTCGCTGCACTCGTTACACGAGTAGGCGAAGCCCGCCGACACGTCATGCATGCGCAGGCGCCCATCGACAACGCCAGACGCGTTGCGAAGGTATGGCGTCCACGCCAGATCATCGCTGCCACAGTTCGAGCAAATGTTCGGGATGATCGTCACTGGGCACCTCCGTCGACAGGCGCAGGGGCGGCGGCCTTGGCGGTCAGGGATGCGAGGGCGTCAGCAGCTTGACGCAGGTCGCCCGGCTCTAACGTGGTAAGAACGTCAACCGACTTTAGTGCGAGCGCTTGCTCGATGTTGTCTGCGGCGAGCCGCACGAAGCGCACCAGCTCGCTCTGGTCGACGGCGGTGGGCGGCGAGGGGGCGGCGGCTAGCATGGCATCGTGGAGCGACTGGGCATCAGGATACGCGCCGGTGTCGTTCGCATAGACCGCTTCCATTTCGGCCGTAACGGTGCGCGGCACCAGCACCCACTCGTTGTCAGTCATGTCACTCTCCCTTGAGGGCTTGGCGGAGTTCTTCGGAGCAATGCACCTGCATGCCGCTTGTGTAGTGAGTCACTTCGGCTGTCTTGTCCCACTCATCCGCCAGCGCCTCCACACGGGCGAGTCGCGCCTCATCCTTCTTGGCGTCACGCAACGCCAGGAACATCGCGTGAAACTCGTCGCGCGTGATGACCGCCTGCGTCACCAACGTTGAATTTCCGCTGGTGAACTTCTGCACCAGCGAGGCGAAAACCTCATCCTTCGTCACGGCTGCGCTCCTCTACCGGGACAATGGATATCGCCGTGTCAGGGTGATCCAGGATCATCCATGGATCGGAGGACGCATCGAGGGCAGCCATCTGCTCAGCGCTGCGCGCATCGTCGTAGTGCTCGCTGTCAGCCCAGTACTCACGCGTGGCGGTAATCTTCAACTTGCACTTCACGGCTGCGGTTCCTTGATGGCGTAGAAATCACGGACCAGCCATTCGCCGCTCGCAATCGTTCTGGCCTTATGGCCTTCGTTGTCGAACTGGTGCCACGCTCCATCGCGGGCCTGATACATCGAAATGCCAGGCTCTTCGAGCATGATCGACAGCGCTGCTGAGAGGGCGGCGCGCATGTCCTCGAAAATCTCGTCGGCATGCTCCTCCTCATAGCTGTCACGCCAGTGCTGCGCCTCACCCTTGAGTGTGGACAGCAGGGCCGCCTCTACCGCTTCGTCTGGGATGTGGGTCATGTCGGCCTCAGAAGGGAAATTGGTCGAAAAGCTCGGTGGTCTTGACCGTGACCGCCTTGCAGTGATGGGTGGCCTTAAGGACGTAGAACTCCTCGTTGGGGTGGTTCTTGGCCAGGCGCTCGGCCTCGTAAATTGCTTGTTCCTCGAAGTCGTGTCGAACCCTCGGAGAATTGCCGCCCGGGTTCCAGACGAGGAAGAATGATTCGCCGCGCATGTCACCAGCTCCCGCGATTGGTCAGGAAGGGGATGTCGTCGTCGGCGAAGTCGTCCATGGGCGCCGGATCAGTCGCCCGCTGCGGCCTCTGCCGCTGCGGCGCACCGCCACGCGTTCCGGTGGAGCTGGTGCGGCCCTGCTGCTGGCCGTCGCGCTTCTCACCCAGCAACGTCACGTCGCGCACGTCGAGGGTCACGTAGGTCTTCCCGTCGTGCTCGCGTGTGCCAAGCTCCCCGGTCACGCCCAGGCGGTCGCCCTTGAGGATCAGCGGGCCAACCTTCTCCCCACGCTCGCCCCAGATCGTGCAGTCTATCCAGACTGTCTGCTTGTTCTCGCCGAACCCGCGATCCACGGCCAGCGACCAGCCGGTGACGGCCTTGCCGCCTTGGGTGTAGCGCGTCTGAGCGTCGCGGCCGATTCGTCCAATGGCGTTGAAACAGTTCATCGTGTTAGCGCCTCCAGGCGCTCGGCTTCTGCCGTGTAGTGGGCCACGCGAATCTCACGCTCGGCCTCAGTGAAATAGGGGTTGTGACGCTCGGTCTCAGCTGAGGCGCGGTACGCTTCCGCCTTGCGCTTAGAGTCATCCCGGAACAGGTCGGTCTGCTGGTCGTGGCGCATGTCAGGCGGCCCGCCTGTATTCGTTCTCGACGACCTTCTGGTGCACCAGTCGAAGGAACTCGGCGCGACGTTCGGCCAGCATGGCAAGCTCATCGCCCACATCCGCGCGATTGATCCTGTAGACGGCCAGCTGCTTCCACTCCGGGTAGTCCGAGCAGTAGCTAACGAAGTCAACCCAGTCCCTTCCCGTGCAGTCCAGGTGGCCGATAAGCTGCCAGCGGTAAGCGGGATCTGGCGCTCCCCGGAGTAGGGTGGCCTCGTGGGTCGGGGCGAGCACAGACTTGATCTCGATCACCCCGTCATCGCCAACTAGTCCGTCTGGCGAATCGCCGTGATCGCCGCAGTCGAAGAAGCCGCCATTCGTGATGTCCACGAAGTTCTGTTCCTCGTAGAGCATCCGGGCAATCGGCTCCTGTTCGTGGCCGCGCTCCATGTCGTCGTTCTTGAAGCTGTGCTCCGCCTTGCGCCCGGTCAGAATCTCCAGTGCAATCTGTAGGGCGTACCGCTTGGCGGGGTCGCCAAACGCCCTGCCATAGTTCGCCATGAACTTCGGGTTGTTGGACGCCGTGACGCGGCCCAGCCTGAGTTCTTCCCACTCGGGGCTGTTCTGCTGAACGTCAATCCACTTCATGCGCTGCCTCCGGGCTGCACTCGGCGATGATCTGCTTGATGTGCTCTTGGCTCATGTCGCAGCGGGCCAGAACCTTGTCCAGGTTCCCATCACGGATATACGCAGCCTTGGCGTTGTCCCACGCCGTGGTCTGCTCAGGCGTAAGAGACCGGCGCTGCGCAGCCGCACGAATGCGCAGTCCCTCAACGGTCTCCCGCCCGAACTTGACGTTTGCGTCCACGTACACCGTGATCTGCTTGCCGGCCCAGTCCTCGATGAAGGGCGTGCCTGTCAGGCGGTCCATCATCTTGCTGTTGGTAGCATTGAGGATCATGGGCTTGAGCTTCTCGCCAGGCCGGATGAACGCCTCCTTGAAGTAGGCCGTGTTGAACACGTCCTTGGACTTCTTGGTCTTGTCCACCTCCTGCGTGACCTTGGCAATCGTGAGCGTGACCGGCTCCACGATGTCGGCCGAGCTGAGGTACGGGGAGTCGAACACCTTGCGGTAATGGGTCTCGCCCATCTGAATAACTCCTGCCGGCGATGCCGGCGTGTGGGTATAGGTGCCGGCCCTGAGGCGCCGCCGGCTGGCGTGGAAAGGGTGGAGAGGGCCGGTGCTGATCTCCGGCTTGAACTATTCCCGGCCTAGTTGCACCCGATGGGCTGGGGTCGTCGTCCGGTATTTCTGGTTGGCCGCGGCTTACCGGGCAGTTAGGCAACTTGTCTTACAGCCGCGCTTGTTCCACCAACCATTCGCATCCCTCAATGCTGCGCATCAGCCTGCGCATTCCTCTCCGTAGTCGTTACAGCTTCTGGATGCCGGCCTTGACGAAGGGGTGCTCGCGCTTCCACTTGAGCGCGTCCTTCTTCGTCTTGAAGTACTTCCGCTGCCTGAAGCTTCTGGCAAACGGCGAACGGAGTTCCCAGGCACCCCACGTCGAATAGCGAATCACGTACTTGTTCATTGCTCATCCTCAGGTTCTGCCAGCGGCTCCGGCATCGGAATGTCCCCGAACACGCGCTGGAAGTCGGGCTCGTCGAATAGGTAGGCGTCGGGGTCGGGGGTCATGCGGCCTCCTTTTCGTAACTGGCGAGGTGCTCGAACAACTCCTCCGCGTCACGGAACACCTCGTAGGCATCAGCCTTGGATGCCATCTGCGTGAAGCGCCAGTCCCCGTCATGGTTGTAGTCCCAGCCGATCTGATAGCTGGTAATGGCGTCCTGCTCGTTCTTGTGCGCCCTGAAGTAGCTCACGCACGAGTGACCTGGCAGACTGGGTTGCTCCCACATGCCACCTGCCGGGTTGAAGCGTGCGAACAAGGGATGCTTCGGGTACACGTAGGCGTAGACGCACCAGATATTTTCGGGTTGCGCATCAAGTCCGACGACGGCGTGCCGGGAAACCTCGATCGTGAAGCTGCGAGATTCGAGAGACCATTTGTCCTTGTGCTTCCAGTCGTTCACTTCGATCCCTCTGCGATCAATTGGGCCGGGCACTCCCAGCCGCAGGTGTAGATTTCATGGATCCGCATCGGCACCGCGTAGCCGCCAAATGCGATCAACACGACCCAGCAGATGCGGGTTGCGCGGCGGAGAGATCGATCAGACACAGATCACCCCCGCGATGAAGCCCAGCACCGTGCCGAACAGTAGGCCGATCCACACCTCGCACTCCTGTTCGTACAGGTACGATTCGATATCGTCGTTCTTCATGGGGCGGCTCCGACGCGGGCGAGGGCGGCTCGGAATCGCTCGGTTTCGTTACCGCTCTCGAAGTACGCGCGTCCGTCGCCCCGAACCTTCAATGCCGCCGCCGCATCGATCAGCTCGGCCATGGCGGCGCGGGCATCCTTCAGATCCATCTCCAGGGCGGAGTAATACGGCATCGTCTGCCCGAACCTGGCATCAATCGCCTTGCTGATCACCGCCAGCACATCCACAGCAACAGGGCCGGTCATGGCTGGGCTCCAGGCAATTTTGGATTCGGGAAATGCCGGTCGAGAACAGCCTTCTGCGCAATCAGCGCGTTCTCGCACTCTTTCCTGGCCAGTGAGTCGCCAATGAGCGCGTTCGACGTGCCAAGTTGCTCGAATGCGGCGACGGTGCGGCGGGTGGCTTCAACTAGGCCACAGATGACTATATGCGCGTCGTTGAAGTCCTCCGGCGCGTCATGCATTCGGGAATGTCGGTACAGCACGCCCATCACATCGATGCTCATGCCGTCCACCCCCAGGCGGTGTCGTTCCAGCGATCCCATATAAGCGCGGGCATCTCGAAGACAGCGTGGCGCGCATCGCCGTACCAGTGCGTTCCGCAAGTCAGGCACATACGGTTGACCATCGGACGGAGCTCCCGCGTGTCGCTGCCGGCCTTATGGTCCATGTCCGCGATGTTCGGGCTCTTGCAGGAATGTTTTGTGATTGAGAAGTCGGTGGCGCTCATGCGTGCTCTCCATTCAGCGCCGCGTACTCGGCATCGCGCATGCGCTCCAAGCGTTCGGCCTGTTCGATCAGGAATCGGAACTCCATGCGGAACTCTGGCGGGACTTCGGCGTTGTGGCTGATCCAGCGCAGGAGGCCGGCAGCGTCGGCTACCTCATCCACCAGCCGGCCCGCTTCGTCGTTTGCATACAGCTCGCCAGCTACGTTCTCTGCGGCGTCATCAAGACCGAACGCCGGCTCTACGTAGTCCGGGCTGTTCGGATGCCGGCTATCGCCGGGCAGGTCACCGAACCCCGGCATGCGCGCGTAGTTGAGGGCCATGGCTCAGCGCCCCCAAGTCAGGAAGGCGAGCAGGCCGACAGCGCCCGTAACTGCCCCGGCGCAGAACACCACCGCCATTGCGGCCCATTCGGCGCCTGTCGTGCGGATTTTGGTTCGGATGGCCATGGGTCAGGCCTCCTCGAATGCGGCACGGACCATGGAGTTGAAGCGCTCGCGTTGGGCGTCCCAGGCGGCGTCCCAGGCGGCGGCCCAGGCGGCGTCCCTGACGGCGGCCCAGGCGGCGTCCCAGGCGGCGGCCCAGGCGGCGTCCCTGGCGGCGTCCCAGGCGGCGTCCCAGGCGGCGTCCCAGGCGGCGCCCCTGGCGGCGGCCCTGGCGGCGGCCCAGGCGGCGGCCCAGGCGGCGTCCCTGGCGGCGGCCCAGGCGGCGTCCCAGGCGGCGTCCCTGGCGGCGTCCCTAAGCGACTCGTCACCAGTCGTCAGGTACTGACGGACGACATCGGGCGCATCCCAGAGTTCGATTACTTGCAGTGCAGACCAGCGGGCGAACTCGCGCAGCAGCGGTCCCGCATCGATACGCTTGACGATCCGGCGGCGCGCAGAAACGCCCTTGTCGTCGCCGATCTTGGTCTCGCCGCCGTACTCGACCAGGCACAGGGTGTTGCCCGGGGCGTACTGCAGGGCATCAAAAGGCTCGGCAGACCAGTGCAGCCCGGAGGCGCACAGCTCGACTTCCCCCTCGTGTTCCAGCCATTCGCCGTCAGCCGGAACCGGCCGGCCGTCGCGCAGCGTGTCGCCGACGAAGTGATATGCGAGCTTGGGCTCGGTGCGGGGCAGGGCGCTCACTGGGCGCCGCCTGAGGAGCGGATCAGTGCGTCACGCAGGGCAATCTCAGCGCTGCCGTAGTCGCAGTCGGATCGAAACTCCACCAGTCCTTGAGAATCTACGAGAACGTATTCGTACCAACACATTTCGCAATCGCCGTACACGATTGCCCGCCCATTCGAATAGGGCTGCCCAATGTTGTAGACCTCCGGTTTGCCGAGGGTTACGCGTGCACTTCCACTGCTGCTGTCCATATTCCCGTCCTCTGCCCGGGGTGGGCTGACGGGAGTCACTATAAACGTACCGTTTGCAAAAAGTCAAACGCTACGTTTGTGAAATTTGATAGATTCTCCCAATCGACCCCGGCCGGGCGATAGGCGAGTGGTGGACGTTAGGCGCCCGTCATTCGCTACACTTGAGTCTTAACGCAGGGAAGCCTATGGCAGTCAACTTCCATCCAGACCCAGGCACGGTGGTGATCTGCGACTTCTCGGGGTTCAGGGAACCCGAGATGATCAAGCGTCGCCCAGTGATCGTGCTTTCCCCTCGCTTCCGCACGCGCGACAAGCTGTGCACGGTGGTGCCGCTAAGTACGCAGAGGCCGAAGTCGATTTGCGAGTACCACTGCCAGCTGGCTTTCGACCCCGTACTCCCGGAGCCTTACAACGAGCCCCGCATGTGGGTGAAGGCGGATATGGTCAGCGCAGTCTCGTTTGAACGGCTCTTTCTTCCTAGTCCTGGCAAGGACTCGGTTGGACAAAGGATCTATGATGTCCGTCACATTGGAGAAGCTGAATTCAAGCTTGTCCAGAAATGCGTTCTGCACGGAATCGGTTTAGCTAGCTTGACTTCTCACCTCTAGGCCGCATAATTCTCTTCGTCCCCGCTCTGCCTCGGCATCGGGCTAAAGTCCTTCGGCAAGGTCCGCCCTCCGAAGGCCTCTGCATCAGGAGATTGCAATCCCGATGCGGCGACTATCGGCCCCTGAGAAATCAGGGGCTTTGCTTTTTGGGAGATTGCGATGTCCCGAGACGAAAAGTTCCACCACCGCGAGCGCCTGAAGGCCAATCGCCGGCATCATTGGGGCAGGGATTTGGCGGGCGAGGCCAAGTTTCTAGGCCAGGCGGTCAACACCCCAAAACCATGCTCATGCCTGATGTGTGGCAACGCTAGGAAGCATTCCGGGGTGACAATGCAAGAGCGACGCGCCTCCTTGGCCAGCAACGACGAGTAACCCCGCTCCGGCGGGGTTTTTGGTGGCTAGGGGCTAGCGCATCAGGACTTCGTTACCGTCGCCATCTTGGATCCGCTCTAGCCTGCAAGAGTGGGTCTTGGCATCTTTCCCGTAGATAGTTGCCGTTGCAGTAGCTCCAGTCGGCACCTTCGTCGGGCTGAAGTAAGAATCGCCCGATGATAGCCGCGCACCAGACTTGTCCCTAAAGCTCACGTAGGCCTTTGCAAATGGGATGACTGCGCCCGTATTGGAGATGGTCACACGCGCCATGCTGACCACGCCCGCGGATGCCTCACAGTCAACGCCAAGCACGTTTACAGAATACGTTGGCTTAATCATCGCCTCGGAGTGAGTCGCGGCCTGGCTTTCGCTGCCTACCGATGAAGCTGGGGGGCTTGCCGTGAAATACACCGCTCCCACAACTATCGTCCCGATAAGCAGCCAGAACCCTGGCGATGTTGCCTTGGCTTTCATCCGATATCCCTAGTTGAACCGATCGATCCTGTTCCGAAGGTACACCTTGCCGCCAATAATCGTTTCTGCTGGCATCTCGAAAGCTGGGTAGAGCTCCGCGTTGGCACTCACCACGAACACCGCTGAGCCGCGATCCTGAAGTGCTTTCACCTGTTGGCCATTGCCCGTGTTGATGAGATAGATGCCATCGCCATCAAACTGCGTGACTCCCGTATCCACTAGTAGGGATTCCCCTGGCTGGATGACTGGAACCATGGAGTTCCCCCGGCCCGTCACCAGCGCCAGGCGGCCGGGCGGCGGTACGAACCCCAGAAGCCCGCGAATGTAGGTGTGGGTGTAGTCCACGGCCCGGATGACCTCCGGGAAGTCGTCATTGATCGCGCTCTCGCCCATGCCCGCCTCCGCCCCTCTGTCTAGGACTCGAAGGTAGCTCGGATTGGTCTCCGTCTCTGAGACGCCTGAGACTGAATCAGCCTGATCAATGATTTCACGCACCGCGTCGGAGGCGTCGGCTGAGACCTGGCCTCGACTACGCCATCCATTGAACCTCTGTGTTGTCACGCCAAAGGCTCGCGCGGCATCCGCTGCGCGTATTCCTTTGCGCGCGATCCACGCCTCTACCTGGTCGAAAGGGACTCTAGCCATATAAACATATTGTTTGCGCTCTGGAGCGCCGCGTCCACAAACGAAACGTTTGACAAATAGCAAACGGACCGTTTATTGTGGCGCCATGAACGCAAACGCCCCAGCAAAAGCCCCGCGTCACCCCGACTCGGCATTGATCGAATCTCTCGGGGGTGCTGCCGAGTTGGCTCGAAAGCTCGGATACGGCCCAAGATCCGGCGCCGCCCAGCGTGTCCAGAACTGGAAGTACCGGGGGATCCCCGAGGTCATCCGCCTGCGCCGCCCCGACATCTTCGGCCCCGCCCCGACCCCGAAGGGGGAGGCGGCGGCATAAATGGCCAAGTCCAATCCCTACGCGTGGTTCCCGTCTCCTTTCGCGGCTCAGATCCGCCGCAAGAAGGTGGACAGGTGCGCACTGAGCAGGGCTCGTTTTCACCCCTACTTTGACACTTGGGAAGAGGCCCGCGCTTGGCTGCAAAGCCGAGCCGTCTCCGAACTCGCCAAGTCCGCCAAGGCCCTGGAATCCGACCGCAAGCACCTGGAGAAGGTGCTCGCGATGGTGGCTCCATCCGCCGCCCACTCAGCGCCCCACGCGCCTGTAGCAGCACACGCCGTCGATCCAGCGGATTGCAAAGACCTGACCGCACAGCCACACGAGCGTGGTCACGTTCGCGGGCCTGATACGGAACGGATCGATCTTGGCCGAGGGATGTTCGCGCTGGTTGACCGCAGCGACCTCGAATTGATCGCTGGCATGAAGTGGCGCGCCATGCGCATTGGCGGTCGTCACGTCTACGCTTCCTGCGGGAAGACGCCGACCATCCTTATGCATAGGCTGATCCTGAATGCCCAGAAGGGCTTCGTCGTCGATCACATCAATGGTGACGGCCTCGACAACCGGCGCTGCAACCTCCGTCTGTGCAAGCAATCCCAGAACATCATCAACCGGAAGCGCGCAAGCAGTAGCGGCAACCCCTTCAAGGGCATCTCCAAGACGCGTCACGGGAAGTGGCGAGCCAGGATCCGGGTGCGTGGCATTCGCTATTGGGTCTCTCCCGCCTGCGCCGATCCCGCGAAGGCTGCCGACTACTACGACGCAGCTGCCATCGCGGCATTTGGTGAGTTCGCCTGCATCAACTTCCCGCATAAACATCCCGAATTTGGCTACCGAAAGGCTGGCTAATTTTTTTACACCTTTGAGCTTGTCCCACGCAGTCCCACGCGGTGGGACCACCGAGGAAACCCATGCAAAGCCTGCAGATACCTTTGTTCTACGACACCTACGAGGATGCAATCCGCGACTGCGTGACGGCGCTCGGGGGGAACAAGAAGGTCGGTTCAACGCTCTGGCCGGCGATGCCGGTAGACGAGGCCGGACGCAAGCTGGCGCACTGCCTCAACCCTGAGAAGCGCGAAAAGCTGGACCTGGGCGAGTTGCAGCTGATACGCCGTGAAGCGCGCAAGGCCGGTGTGCACATCCTGGCCCACTACGAGGCCCGCGACGCTGGCTACGGCGAGCCCCAGCCGCTGCATCCGGAGGACGAGGCCGCCCAGCTGCAGCGCGAGTTCATCGCCGCAGTGAAAGGGCTGGAAGCGCTGCAGGCACGCATGACCGCCAACGCCCGCCTGCGGGAGGCCGCATGAGCCATCTACCCGCACGCTCCAACGATCCGGCAACTAGCTGGGACGCCGCCGAGCAAATGGTCAAGTCGGGCAGGGCTGCACAGCAGCAGGCGACAGCCGTAGCTGCCGTCACTGCGCACCCTGGCATGACCAGCCATGAGCTGGCGCGCCATTGCACCCTGGACCGCTACCAGCTGGCCCGGCGCCTGCCCGAGGTCGAGGACGCCGGCCGGGTTATCCGTGGCGAGGTCCGCAAGTGCTCGGTGACCGGGCACAAGGCAGCCACGTGGTGGCCCAACGAAATGAAGCAGGCCGGCTGACATGTCTGGCGACTGGATCAAGATGCGCGGCAACCTTTGGGACGACCCCCGAGTTGCTGCCATTTGCGACGACACCGATAGCGCCGAGTGCGCTGTTATCGGCGCGCTGTACTGGCTATGGGCTGCAGCTGATCAGCATACAGAGGACGGGGTACTGCCGGGCTTGAGCCTGCGCCAGATTGACCGAAAGACCGGCGTGCCTGGGTTTGCTGCCGCCGTGGTCCGTGTTGGCTGGATTGAGGAAATCGACGGCGGGGTACGCATCGTCAGGTTTGAAGAACACAACGGTGCGTCCGCGAAGCGTCGCGGTTCTGACGCAAAGAGGAAGGCGTCTGTCCGCAAGTTGTCCGCATCTGATGCGGACACAGAGAAGACGGAAGCCGGACGCGATGCGGAGCTAGAGAAAGAGAAAGAGAAAGAAATAGATCAAGTGCAGAAGCAAAAGCAGGAGCGGGGCTCGCCTACCGGCTCGCGCCTGCCCGCTGACTGGCAACCATCGGCTGCTGACGTGGCCTTCGCCGAGCGTGAGCGCTCCGACGTGGATTGGAGGCTGGAGGCCGAAAAGTTCGCCGACTACTGGCACGGCATCGCCGGAGCGAAGGGGCGCAAGTCGGACTGGCCCGGCACTTGGCGCAACTGGATTCGACGGGCAGATGCGCCGCGCGGGACTGCCAGGGCCGGGCCCCAGCAACCTCTGGGCAAGCAGATGCAGGGCGTGATGACTCTTGAGGGCATGATCCGTGAACGAATGGCTGGAAATCGAAATTCTGAGGGGACTCCAGCGGCTGGCCTGCTTGTCGCTGGATCGGACGCCGGCCGCCGAAATGCTGCCGGGAACGGCGAACGCCTGGACTGACGCGATCACCGACGGCAAGGCGTGGGACGAGCAGCTGGACGCCCCTCGCTTCCGCAGGGCGTTCGTCACGCTGTCGAAGATCGTCAAGCGTTGGCCCGCGCCGGCCGAGTTCCTGGAGGCGCTTCCGCCCCGCGAGCAGCTGGCGCTGACCAAGCAGCCGATCAAGGCGGACCCCGAGCGCGCCGCGAAGCACATCGCCGAGATTGAGCGGACGCTTCGGCGCATCCCTGGTGCCGGCGAGCGAATCGATCACGGCAAGGCCACGACGCCGGAGCGTGCCCAGTGAACCGCGCAACCGTCTGGCACCTGCTCCAGGAGGGTTTAAACGCCGCCGAGATCGCCGCAGCGGCCGGGGTCGATGAGGACGTGGCCCGCTGCATGATCGATGAGGCGATGGGACGCAACCGTGGCGCGACGATCCGGCAGATGGATCGCGAGGCGCTGAGGGAGTTGGCGGCGTGATGAGGATCGTCAGCGAAGAAGAATTTCGTGAGGTGTTCAGAAAGGCGCTGCTTGTGGTGCCGGAATCAGTTGGGTTTGTTACTGGCCCAGGCCGCAGCGGAGCAGTCGCCGCTGTCTATGCCTCTCATTTATTGGGCATTCCTTTTGTCCCATATGGCTCCACCGCCCCAGTCCATCTGGGACGAGCCTTGATCGTGGACACAGCAACGGAATCTGGAGCGACCTTGCGTAAGGCGGAGCGCCGGTATCGTGAGGCAGACCCGGTTGTTGTCTACGCCTACAACGAGCCGCCACGTGTCGCGTTCTGGTACGAGGCTCAGAAGCCGCAGCGCTACCGCCATGAGCGCAGGGCCGCCGCATGACCTGGACCCGCCCCACGACCGAGACGATCGAATGCCCGCCTTGGTGCATCCGCAAGGGCTGGTTCCTCACTGGGACGTGCTACCGGCTGTTCCGTACCAACCGACTAATCGCGATCTGCTCCACCGCAGAGAGCGCCATGAAACGTTCTGAGAGGGGGATGTGATGAAGAGCGGAGATGTCCCGGCGCAGCCGGTATTTGTAACCCACGCCGCAGCTGAGTCTTTGGGTATTCCACGGGCTCTCTACATGGGCCTGACCAAGCGCGAGCTGTTCGCGGCGATGGCGATGCAGGGCGTAAACGCCTGTAGCGAGTTTGCTGATGCTCGCGTTGAGATCATAGCCAAGTATGCGGTGGAACAAGCGGATGCTCTATTGGCCGCATTGGAGAAGCAGCCATGAGCCAGTGGCAGCCAATCGAGACGGCGCCGAAGGATGGGACCATGTTCATCGGTTGGGTTTCAGCAGAGCGGCACAGCCAGATTGATGGAGAGGGGTCTGGCTACGGTCACGACACCAGTGAGGCCGATTTCTGCCAGTGGAAGGCCGTTGTCTCTCATCCGGATGGGGGCTACTTCGACAACATGATGGGCCAGATCGGGGATGCGCAAGCCGTCACGCACTGGATCCCGATCCCGCCTCCGCCCACCACCCAACCCGAGATCCAGAAGGGCAACGCGGATTTGGTCGAGCCGGTGAAGTGCGATAGCTGCAAGGGTAAGGGAATCCTTGCCCCAGTAATGCAGTGGGAGGACGCACTTCAATGCCCCCGCTGCCTGGGGACGGGGAGGGTGGGGGCGTGAAGGCTCGCATGAGGTTCTACCGGGGCATGTGGTGGTGCCGGCGCATGGGCGTCACTGGCTGTGGCGTGACGATGGAGGCCGCCTGGGAAGACATGTGGCTCCTTTACCGCCAGGCAGTCCTGCCAAAGCCTAGGCACTGGTCCGCACGCGCGCCGAGGTGCGGCTGATGTTCCGGCGGATTTGGTGGCTGCTTGGCGGCCTGCGCTGGCCTTGCCGTTGGTGGGGCTGTAGTCGGGATTGGCCGGAGATGGAGCAGTGCCAGTACTGCGGCAAATTCATGCCCTTGGAGGATAAGTGAGCACATTCATTCTTCGCCCCGGAAACGCCCGCGACCGCATGGCAGCAGCCTGGCGCTTCGCCTGTGAGTTCCTTGAGCTGGGCCAGTCGGCCAAGGTCGAGATCAGTGAGGCAAAGCCGAGCCGGAGCCTCGATCAAAACGCGATGTTCCATGCGCTCTGCGGCGACATCGCCCGCCAGTGTGAATGGGCTGGGCAGAGGCTGGACACCGAGGCGTGGAAGCGCCTACTGGTGGACGCCTGGGCGCGCATGGAGGGCAAGGCGCAGGGAAGGGTGGTGCCGAGCCTGGACGGGCAGTCAATCGTCAACCTGGGCATCCAGACGCGGCGGCTCAAGGTCGGTGAGATGGCTGACCTGATCACTTTCGCGCAGGCATGGGCCGTGGAGCACGACGTGCGGCTGACCGAAGTTAGGTATCGGGAGGCTGCATGATCATCTCCAAGAAGCTCCGCGAGTCGGCTGGGCACCCAGATGCCCGATGCATGCTCAACATCGCAGGCGTCTGCCCTGACCACACCGAGTCCAAGACGGCCGGGAACATGCTGTGCCATGTCCGGCTGATCGGTGAGGTCGGCGGAGGGCAGAAGCCGGACGACATCAGCGCGTGCTTCGGCTGTGGGCCGTGCCACCGTGTGTTCGACAGCAACGGGACAACCAGCGTCCTGAGCGACGAGGATTGGATGTTCTACGCCCTGCGCGGCGTCACCCGCACGCTGCGCTGGTGGTACGAACACGGCTTCCTGACGATCAAGGGGGCGGCGTGACCAAGCTCACTCTACCTTGGCCTCCAAGCGTGAATCGGTACTGGCGTAGCTTCAACGGCCGAGTGCTGATCGCCGCCGCCGGCCGGCGCTATAGGACGGACGTGGAACTGGTCATGCGGTTGGCTGGGCTCCGGGGCGTAGGCGCCCTGCCGGTGGAGGTGGCAATTGAGGCGTGGCTGCCCGATCTGCGGCGGCGTGATATCGACAACGTGCTCAAAGCCCCGCTAGACGCGCTCACTCATGCCGGCATGTGGGAAGACGACTCACAGGTGATGGCGCTGTCGATCCGCAAGGCAGGCATGGATCGGGCTAGGCCGCGACTGGAACTAACAATCAGAGGGGAAGGCGATGCAGATTGACACCTACAGCACAGAGCGGGCTGGGTTTGCGGAGCGGTTGGGGCGTCTGGCTGGAGAGACTACCTACCGCGTACCCGTGGAGGGTCGCAGCACACGGCACGCCAGTGTCCCGGAGCCCAATGCTTTGGCGACTGCGCTGGCCTACGCCCGTCGAAGCCGGGATGACGTGGGGCCGGACATGGCTTACGACATGGTGCTAGGGCGGGCGACCTACCGAGTGCGGATCGTTCGTTCGGTGTCCGCGGCGATGATGAGCTACCGGGGGCAGGGCTCGCGCTGCATCGCCCGGTGGCCGCAGTGGGTGAATCAGGCGTGCCACATCGCGTACGGGGAGTTGCTGGGGTTCCGGGCAGTCCGTGGTCCGCTGGCCGTCCCTGACGACGACTGGTCGATGCTGGTCGAGTCCGCCAAACGAATCATGCTGATCCTGGCTGACGACGCGGTTGCGCAGGCCGAAAGGGCATACCATTGCGCCGCTTGACTTTTAGCGGGACTGCATCACAATTGCCCACGATGTAGTCCTGCGCCCGATCGAATGGCGCCCATACAAGCCTCGCCTTCACCGGCGGGGCTTTTTGCGTTCTGGAGTCCGCCGTGTCCGCCCAAGCCGTCGCCGCACAACTTGTGAGGCGGTTCGAGGGCTGTCGCCTGTCCGCGTACCCGGACCCGGCCACCGGCGGGGACCCGTGGACCATCGGCTGGGGCAGCACTGGGCCGGACATTGCCAAGGGCGTCACCTGGACCCAGCAGCAGGCAGACCAGCGCCTGGAGCAAGACGTGGGCAAGTTCGTGGCAGGCGTCCAGGCGATCCTGACGCGGCCGGCCACGGACAACCAGCTGGGCGCCATGGCGTCGCTGGCCTACAACATCGGACTGCGCCGGTTCGGTCAGAGCACGCTCCTGCGCCTGTTCAACGCCGGGAACGTAGCTGGCGCCGCAAAGCAGTTCGATGTGTGGACGCTCGCCAATGGCAAGCGCATGCAGGGGTTGGTCAACCGCCGTAAGGCAGAGCGCGCGGTCTTCGAGACCGCAGCGGTGAAGGCTCTGTAATGCCCCGCCGCAAGGATGCCATCGCCGGTCTTGAGGGCGTCATCCGCCTGGCCGAGACGCCGGGGGCTAGGCCATCGCCGAAGCTGCTTGAGGCCATCGGCAATAAGGTCCGCGACTCGATCGAGCTCCTCAAGGAGCCGGATACGGAAAAGCAGCGGGTCGGCTTCATTCTCCTAGCCATCAAGCAAAGCACCGACGTGCGCAAATTCCTGCGTAACGGCAAGGAAGTGCGCCGGGTCTACGTGACGGACCTTGACCTCTACACCTGGGGCATGGACCAGCTCCACAACCTGGCGCTGGACTCGTGAGCTGGGCTGGACGTAACGCCGGGGCCGGGCGCATCGGCATCGCAGTGCTGATCCTGTTTCTCTACGGCATGGCGATGGCTGCGCTCACGGGCGTGACCATCCCCGAGAACAACCGTGACGCCTTCTCGCTGCTTCTGGGCGGCCTGAACACCGCGCTCGGCGGCGTGGTCGGCTACTTCTTCAACATTACGAGTCGCAGACCGGACGTGTCGCCATGAACCGGATCCTGATCGCGGTAGTGGCGTTCGCGGTGTGGTCGGCCGCCATGTTCTGGGGCGGCTGGGCCTGGCGCGGGGATCGCGCCGAGACCGCCGATGCCCGGCAGTCAGGCCAGGCCAGCGCCGCGGTGGCGCAGCAGCAGGCCCAGGTCAGGGCCGTTGAGCACAAGCAGGGCCAGGCCATCCAGGCCGCGGCCGACAGCGCGGACACGCGCCGGGAGAAGATCGATGCGGACTACGAAGCGCGCCTCGCGGCTGCTGTTGCTGGGCGTGATGCTGACATTGGCCGGCTGCGCCAGCAGTGGGAAGCCAGCGCCGCCACCGCCCGCCTGTCCAGTGATGCCGGAATTGCCGCAGCGGCTGCTGAAGCGGACCGACTACGCCTCGCAGGTGCGGCAAGAGTTCTTCGAGCAACCGAGCTCGCCCAATCCGAGCGAGACGAAGCCATCGAGCGATACGAAGCAGTCCGCACCGCAGGAGTGAAGCCATGACGATCCAACTCGGCGCCACCTACGTGGACAAGATCACCCGGTTTCGCGGTGTGGCCATCGCCCACTGTGAGTACCTGACCGGATGCCACCAGACCCTGATCCAGCCCGAGGGCAAGGATTCGACGGTGCGACCCCAGTCCGAGTGGTTCGACGATCAGCGCCTAGATCCGGTCAAGACCAAGGTTCTGGTTCTGGACAACAGCACCACGCCGGGCTGTGACCGGCAGGCCCCGAGGCGCCACGAGGAGATGCTCGACGCGCTGGGCCTGGCCCCGGCCGTCGCCGCACTGGACAAGATCCCGGCCGCCCCCGCTGGCGTGCCGATCGCGGCCGTGAGCGTGAAGGCTGCTGACCAGCTACAGGGAGAGGAGATCACCTCCGAGCGCTGGGAGCGCAGGTTCCCTGATGGTTCGAGACACGAGGTCAGCGACGGCTGCTATCGCATCTACGATGCCAACAACGTGCTGCGCGTGGCTTACGGCCGGCCGTGATGCGGACCATGACAGTCGCCATCCGCGCGCGCTGGTGGCTCAAGTGGTTCCTGTATGCGGTGATGTTCGTGGCCATGTCCACGGGCCAGGTGCCAGACGAGGCCAAGCTGGCCAAGTGGATCCGCCGCGGCCTCAGGGTCGAGGTGATCCAGTGGCGTGCATGGTTGGCGGCGTGATGGACGGCAACCACATCCACACGCCAGATGACGGGCGCGGCATGCGCCGGGTTCACCTGAACGGCGTTGCCTTGGAGCGCGTGGTCTACGCCGACACTGAGCGCGGGATCGCCCGCGTGTATGACAACCCGCCGAAGCTGGACAAGTGGGGAAAGCGGATCATCGAGCGGACCAAGCGGGGCGTGGTCACAGTGGAGCCGATCGCACCATGACCTGCCAATCCTGTGCTGCTCGGCGAGCACGCATGAAAGCCTGGATCGCTCAGAAGCTGAGACACAGAGATGCCCAAGAGGCCGCCCAAGTTCAACCCGACGGCCCAGAGCTTGAAGCGCCACATGCCGAAGGAGGCCGACCGGCAGGCGAGGCGAGAACTCAACACCGGGAGCGCGAGATGGCAGGTGATCCGGAAGCAGGTGCTGGCTCGTGATGCCTACCGCTGTCAGGCGTGCGGCCGCTTGGTAATGGGCAAGGAGGCGCACGTGGATCACAGGGACAACGACCCGAGCAACAACGCGATGGACAACCTGCAGACCCTGTGCCGTCAGGGCCACTCGCGCAAGACCTGGGCTGAGCAGCACGGGAGGCGGTGGAATGGGCGCTGTGCCTGACGCCATCGAGGATTGCCTAGCCCGCATTGAGGCGAAGCTGGACGCGCTGATTGAGGCGCTGGCTGATGAGCAGGAAGAAGAGGATAAGCCCGACCCGAGGGCGACGCTTGGTGACGGCAAGACGGGCCCAGGGCTGCGGGTGCGGACGCTTTGACACGGCGGATGCGAACGATTCGCGAATCGCCGCGAACCTGAACGAAACGGTCATCCATTCAGGTTCAGCGGGTTGTGAAGGAAATTGTTAAGGGAGGGGCGGGGCGAAAGTCTGGAGCCTTCCTCATCTAGCACGCCGCCCTACCTTTTTTTTCACACCGTCAGTTCGACAAATCTGAGTTTTTGAGGCCATTGGGGCCATCCCTGGAACGACCATGCCGAACCCCCGCAAACCACACCAGCTGAAGGTCGTGGCGGGCACGGACCGTCCTGACCGCGCGCCGCCTGGCGGCACAGTCGATCTTCCGTTGGTGCCAGAGGTGCCCGTGGCGCCGGACTGGCTTCCGAACGCTCACGCGATCAAGGAGTGGGACCGCCTGGCGCCGATCCTGCACGCCAACAAGCTGCTGACCGAGGCCGGCCTGTCGGCGCTGGGGCAGCTGTGCGCGCTGCACGGCAAAGTGGTCCAGCTGTACGCCGCCGGTGAGGCTCCGGTGGCCTCGATGGTGGCGCAGATGCGCGGCCTCATGAACGACTTCGGCCTGACGCCGGTGGCGCAGGGCAAGGTGCGGCCGGCCGGCGATGTCGAGAAGTCGGGGAATCCTTTTAGCAACAACGGCAAGCCGCGCAAGCCCAGTGCGTGACTATGTGGCGATCGCCACCGCCTACGCTGAAGAGGCGGTAGCCGACAAAGGGGGGAAGAAGTTCGGGAAGCTGGTGCGGCTGGCTGCCAAGCGCTTTCTGGCGGATCTCAAGCGGGCCAAGCGCAAGCGCGGGCCGTTCGTGTTCGACGAGTGGCACGCCTGCGACGCCTGCGACTTCATCGAGAAGCTGCCGCACGTTGAGGGCAAGTGGGCGCGGCCGGAGATTGAGCTGCACCGCTCGCATGTGTTCTTCGTGGTCCAGCTGTTCGGGTTTCGCAATCACGACGGCACCCGGCGATTCACCTCGGCCCTGTTCGCGGTGGCGCGCAAGAACGCCAAATCGACGCTGGCTGCGGCGATCCTGCTGTACTGCCAGTGCTGTGAGCAGGAGGAGGGCGCTCAGGTCATCTCAGCGGCCACCACCGGCAGCCAGGCGCGGATCATCTTCAACGTCGCCAAGCGGATGGCCGAAAAGACGCCGGACCTGCGCGAGGCCTTCGGCCTGGAGTGCTGGGCCAACGCGATCAGCCGGGTGGAGACTGGCGCGACCTTCAAGCCAATCAATGCGAAGGCCAGCACGCAGGACGGCCTGAACCCGTCGCATGTGGGCCTGGACGAGATCCACGCGCATAAGTCGGCGGACCTGCTCAACGTGCTGACCTCGGCGGCCGGCGCGCGCAGCAACCCGCTGTGGCTCTACACCACGACGGAGGGCTACACGAACCCCGGCCCCTGGGGTGAGCTGCGGCAGTTCGCCAAGCAGGTGCTTTCCGGGATCCTCGGCGACAGCGCGGACCACTTTCTGGTCGTGTTCTTCGCCGTGGATGACGAGGACGACGAGTTCAATGAGGCGGCCTGGGCCAAGGCCAATCCATTGATGGACGCAAACCCGCATCTGCTCAAGGCGATCCGCAAGGAGGCGGTGGAGGCCAAGCAGATGCCCTCGAAGCTGGCCGAGTTCAAGATCAAGCGCCTCAATCGGCCCGCGTCTTCGGCGAACAGTTGGATTGATCTGACGAAGTGGCAGCGGTGCGGCGGTCTTATCGATCTGGACTGGCTGGAAGGCAAGCCGTGTTGGGGTGGGTTCGACCTGGCCAGCACCATGGACCTCACGTCCTGGCGCCTGGTGTGGAAGGTGGACGGCATCTACTACACCTGGGGCCGCCGGTTCGTGCCGGCGGAGGCCATCCGGGCGCGCACCGAGCGCGGGACAGTCCCCTACGCGGGCTGGGTGGCCGCCGGCCTGATCGAGGAAACAGAGGGCGAGGTGACGGATTACACGGTGGTCGAGCAGCGCATGCGCGCCGACATCGAGCGATTCCAGCCTCAGCTGGTGGCCTACGACCGCTGGAACGCGCAGGAGATCAGTCAGCGGATGCTGGCGGATGGCCTGCCCCTGATCGAGTTCGGGCAGACCACGAAGAATTTTCACCCGGCGATGACCGAGCTGGAGCGCGCCTACATCGGCAAGCTGATCCAGCACGGGAACGATCCGGTCCTCAACTGGTGCGCGTCGAACATGCTCGCGCTGAAGGACGGCAACCTCAACATGAAGCCCGACAAGAAGAAGTCGCCGGACAAGATCGACGACATGGTGGCGCTGCTGATGGCCCTGGGGGTCAGCATGCCGGCCGAACAGGCTGAAGACCTGACCGACTTCCTGCATAACCCGGTGATGGGATGAAGAATCAATCGGCGAAGCCGGGGCGGATCAAGGCCGCGGTCCTAAGTTGGCTGGGCGTTCCGCTGAGCCTGACCGACGGCGATTTCTGGAAGGACTTCTACGGAACCGAATCGGCGGCCGGCGTGGTCGTGGACGAGAAGCGGATGCTGTCCCTGTCGGCGGTGTGGGGTTGCACCCGGCTCATTTCCGAGACCATCGCCACGCTGCCTCTATCCATGTATGAGCGCACCAGCGCCGGCAAGCGCGTCGCCACTCAACACCCACTGCACATGGTCATCCACGACCAGCCCAACGCGGACACGACTGCGGCTGTGCACTGGGAGGCGGTGGTCGCAGCCATGCTGCTGCGAGGGAACGCCCGCTGCGAGAAGTTGATGGTCGGCGGCCGGCTGGTGGGGCTGAAGTTCCTCCCGCCGCCGCGCTTGGACATCGTGTGCAAGCCCAACGGGGCGAAGGAATACCGCTACACGGAGGACAACGGTAGCGTGCGGGTGATCCCGCCGGACCGCATCTGGACCGTGCCAGGCTTCAGTCTGGACGGGAAGACAGGCTTGTCGGTCATCCGCTACGGCGCACAAGTCTTCGGGGGCGCGATCCAGGCCGATCAAGCCGCCGCTGGGACTTTCAAGCGCGGACTCATGCCCACCACCTATTACAAGTTCCCTCAGGTGCTGAAGCCCGAACAGCGCGAGGACGCGCGTAACGCGATCCGCCGCATTGCTGGTGCCCAGAACTCGGGCGAGCCAGCGATTCTTGAGGCTGGCATGGAGACCGGCACCATAGGGATCAACCCAAGCGACGCCCAGCTTTTGGAGTCGCGCGGGTTCTCAGTCGAAGAAATCTGCCGCTGGTTCCGGGTGCCCCCCTTCATGGTGGGGCACTCGGAGAAGTCCACAAGCTGGGGCAGCGGTATCGAGCAGCAGATGATCGGCTTCCTGACCTTCACCCTGGCGCCGTGGCTGCGCCGCGTGGAGCAGGCTATCAGCAAGGACTTGCTGAGTCCGGCGGAGCGGGCGCGGTTCTACCCCAAGTTCGCCGTGGAAGGCCTCCTGCGCGCCGACAGCGCCGCGCGCGGTTCCTTCTACTCGGTCATGGTCAACAACGGCATTCTGACGCGCGATGAAGTGCGCGAACTGGAAGATCGCGAGCCGATGGGCGGAAACGCCGCTGTTCTCACCGTCCAGACGGCCCTGGCGCCGCTGGACTCCCTTGGAACGAATGCAGACGCAGCGCAGGCACGCGCTGCGCTGATGAGTTGGCTTCGAGACCCTGAAACGCCCTCACAGGGCTGAGGAAACGACATGACGATCAAGCAGTTGCCGGGTGCTCCGGAGGGTCGCCCGTGCGCGGGTGTCAGTAGTCACATTCTGCCGCGTGCATTTGACCGCTGGAACGCCAGCGTCCAGGCCGCGGCGGCCGAGGATGACGCCGACCGGGCGATCAGCATCTACGACGTGATCGGAACCGACTACTGGACCGGCGATGGTGTCACGGCCAAGCGGGTGGCCGGCGCGCTGCGCGCGATGGGTAAGGGGCCGGTCACGGTGAATATCAATTCGCCCGGCGGCGACGTGTTCGAGGGGCTGGCGATCTACAACCTGCTGCGCGAGCACAGTGGCGAGGTCACAGTAAAGGTGCTGGGCTTGGCCGCTTCGGCCGCCTCGATCATCGCTATGGCGGGCGACACGGTGCAGATCGCGCGCGCAGGCTTCCTGATGATTCACAACTGCTGGGTCATGGCCGTGGGCAACCGCAACGACCTGGCCGACGTGGCCGACCAGCTTGAGCCCATCGACCTGGCTATGGCCGGAATCTACGCCGCGCACACCGGCGAAGACATCAAGGCGATGGGCAAGCTGATGGATGCCGAGACGTGGATAGGCGGGCAGGCGGCGGTGGATGGCGGCTTCGCGGACGACTTCCTGCCATCGGATCAGGTCAAGAAGGGCGAGGGCAAGAAGAACGCATCGGCCGCCCGCCGGATGGAGGCGCAACTGCGCGCGTCCGGCATGCCGAAGTCTGATGCCATGCGTCTGATGAGCGAGTTCAAGTCCGGCACGGGTGACCCGTCCGGCAGCGGTGAGGGCGATCCCACCGAGCGCGGCATACCAGCCGTCTTTTCAGCGGACCTGTCCGCGCTACGTGATTTCTCCCTCTCTGCTTAACCCAAGGATCAAGAACATGACCACTGAAATTCAGGCCGAGCTGAAGCGCATCGGCGACGACGTGAAAGCCATGGCCGAGAAGGCCAACGCCGAGATTAAGGCCAGCTCCAAGATGGCCGAGGACACCCGCGCCAAGGTGGACGAACTGCTGATGAAGCAGGGCGAGTTGCAGGCCAACCTGCAGAACGCTGAGCAGGTGATCGCCAAGCTCGAAGCCAACGGCGCTGGCGGTGACGTGCAGCACCAGAGCTTCGGCGAGCAGTTCATCAACTCCGACCAGTTCAAGGCCTTCGCCGGGCAGTCCACCCCGCGAGGCCGCGTTGACATGACCTACAAGGCGGCCATCACCACGCTGACCACCGATGCCGATGGTTCGGCCGGTGACCTGGTGCAGACCAACCGCATCCCCGGCGTCATCGCTCCGCCTGATCGTCGCATGACGGTTCGTGACCTGATCACCCCGGGGCGCATGGATGGCAATACGCTGGAGTACGTGAAGGAAACCGGCTTCACCAACGCGGCGGGCATGGTGGCCGAGGCGGCCAAGAAGCCGGAATCGACGCTGAAGTTCGATCTGGTGAGCACCACCGCCAAGGTGATCGCCCACTATGTCAAGGCTTCGCGCCAGATCCTGGACGACGCCGCTCAGCTGGCTAGCTACATCGATGGCCGCCTGCGCTACGGCCTGGCCTTCAAGGAAGAGCAGCAGCTGCTCAATGGTGACGGCACGGGGCAGAACCTGCTGGGCATCATCCCTCAGGCCACTGCCTACGCCGCGCCGTTCGCGGTCACCGGCGCCACCAACATCGACCAGATCCGTCTGGCGATGCTTCAGGCGCAGCTTGCGGAGTATCCGGCATCTGGAATCGTGATGAACCCGATCGACTGGGCTCGGATCGAGCTGACCAAGGACACCACCGGTCGCTACATCATCGGCAACCCTCAGGGCACCATTGGCGCCACGCTGTGGAACCTACCGGTGGTGGCCACTCAGGCCATCGCCGAGGACAAGTTCCTGACTGGCGCGTTCAAGCTGGGAGCTCAGGTGTTTGACCGCTGGCAGGCCCGCGTGGAAGTGGCGACCGAGAACGAGGACGACTTCGTCAAGAACTTGGTCACCATCCTGGCCGAGGAGCGCTTGGCGCTGGCGGTGTACCGCCCGCAGGCCTTCGTCTACGGGGATTTCGGCAACGTGACCTGATCAACCACGAGGAGCCCGGCCTTAGTGCCGGGCTTCCTCACTTCTGGGAGAACGACATGCTCATCAAGTTCAAAGCGCCAGACCCACGGGCCGGGGTGATTGTTCAGATGGACAGCCTGCGCGGACAGGAGTTCATCGACGCCGGCAATGCCGTGGCCGTAAAGGAGGGCACAAGCGCTGCCCCCAATGAAATTGCCGAGGCTAAGGTCGAGCCAGACTCGTCACCGAGCAAGGGCAAGAAGGCCAAGTGATGCTCACGATCACGCCTGCCACCGCCGAACCGGTGACCCTGGAGCAGGCGAAGGCCGATCTGCGTATGACGCACGATGCCGACGACGGCCTGATCTCCAGGCAGATCACGTCCGCACGCGAAACCGTGGAGCAGTGGACCGGCCTGGCGCTGGGGGATGCGACCTATACGGAGCTGCTGCAAAGCGGTGAAACGCTGCAGCTGATTCCGGCAACTGTGCAGTCATTGACGCGGGATGGTGAAGCGGTTGCCTTCACCAATGACGGCTTCGGCCGCCTGTGCTTCGCTGGAGGTCCGGCGGTCGTCACGTTCCAAGGAGCGCCGCAGTACATCCCTGAGCCACTCAAGACCGCCATGCTGCTGCTGGTTCGCCGAGAGTACGAGGTAAGCATTGAGCAGCAACAGGTGGCCTACAGTGCCGCCCTGGCCATGGCTTGGCCCTACCGACGGAACCTAGGCGCATGAAGTCCAATGACCTGCGCCACCGCGTCACGATTCAGCGCAAGGCCGAGGTGGTCGATCCAGTGACCGGCTATCGCGACTGGTCATGGAGCGACTACGCCACGGATGTCCCGGCAAAGTGGTTGGCGGGTCCGGGCCGGGAGTTCCTGGCAAGCGAGGCGCTCCGTTCAGAGGTGCAGGGACGGTTTGAGCTGCGCTGGTCGCCGCTCATGGCCACCGTTACGCCGCTCGATCGGGCGCTGTGGGACGGAAGGGTGTACGACATCAAGTCTCCACCACTCACCGACCTGACAGCGCGTCGGACCATCACGCTCATGGTTGCCGAGGGGCTCAACGATGGCTGAGTACGAGGCATTCCGCGTCTCCGGTCTGGACGGCGTGCTGGACAAGCTCCAGCGACTGCCATCCGAGGTGGTCAGCAAGAACGGCGGCCCTGTGCGCAAAGTGCTGCGAAATGCCGCAAAAATCATCCGGGACGAGGCACGCAAGAACGTGCGTGCGATCACCGATGAGCCCAATGTCGGCGGCGCGAACTTCTCGACCGGTACGCTGGAGAACGCCATTTCTGTCGTCAAGGGGAAGTCTCACGCGACGCTCAATGGAGAGCGCTACTTCGTGCTGGTGCCCAAGCGCAAACGCTACCCAATCGATCAGCGCACGCCCACCGGTATCGCCGTGGCGACAATCGGCAGGATGCTGGAGTACGGCACCAGCAAGCGCCGGCCCATTCCCTGGATGCGCCCCGCCTACTACGCCAAGCGACAGGCAGTCGTGGACTACGTGCAGTCCAACCTGACGGCCGAGATCGATAAGGTCATCAAGAAGATGGGTGGTTCGTGATCCCGCCGGTTTACAGCCTGCTGTCCACGCCGGCAGTGACGGCTTTGGTTGGTACTCGCATCTGGCAGGACGAAGCCGACGCACAGCCGGCTGGCGACTACATCGTGTGGTCGCTTCTTTCGGCTGTGCCAGAGAACAACCTGTCTCAGACGCCACCCGGCGATAAGTGCTCAATCAGCGTGGACGTTTTCGCCGTGACCGAGCAGCGGCGGCAGAACATCACCCAGGCGGCCAGAGCCGCTATCGAAGCCCACGGGTACGTTCAGAACCTCCAGTCGCTCGGGCGTGAGACCGATACTCGCTTGTGGCGAATGAGTTTCGACGCCGATCTGTTCTACCACCGCTAGACCCGAAACCACCTTCCCACGGCCCGCAACGCGGGCCTTTCTCATGCCCTAAGGAGGGCGACATGGCTCAGGATTTCATTGAATCGCAGGGAACCGAGATCTTCTTCATCGACCCATCTGCCCCCACCGCATTGGTGACGATGGATTGCCCCACGTCGGCAAGCAAGTCCGGCGGGGCGCGCAACACCATCGAGATCATGTGTTTGAACGCGACTGATCCGGAGTACCGGCTCGGCACCAGGACTGCCACGACCTACTCGATTCCGTTCGCCCTGATCCCCTCGTCCAACTCCCACCAGACGCTGTTCGATCTGCAGGAGTCCGGCGCCGTCGTGCCCTTCAATATCGCTCTAAGCGATGGCACAGCGGACCCCACCGTGTCGTCGGGCGCGATCGTGCCGGCAGCTGGCCGGACTTCCTTTGGCTTCAATGCGCTGGTCACTGATGTCGCGATCGACATCCAGACCAATGACGTGGTGCGCGGGACGTTGACCTTGCAGGTGACCGGCCCGACCACCACCACCTGGAAGGCTTGATCGATGGACTACCGCCGATTCCTGACCGATAGCTCGGTCATCAGCCGCTCCGCCACCTTCAGTGACGGCACGGTGGATGATGTCCATTTCATCAAGTGTTCGCACCTCGACTTCGAGAAGTTCATGGCGGCCGAGAAATCATCGAACCCTGCCGAGGTGGAGCGCGCCAAGCAGCGTTTCATCGCCGCGGTGCTGGTCAACCCGGACGGTACGCGCGCGATGTCAGACGACGACAGCATCAAGCTCACCGCCGAAGGGGTGTCGATCCTGCTCCCGCTCGCGCTTGAGACCAGCGGGATCATCAAGAGGGCCGACCCGGGAAACGCTGGCGGCGGGGAAGCCGAGACTACATCGAGCGCGTCCTCGCCCTGAACCTGGGTTGCACTGTCCCGGAGCTACGGGCACGCATGACGGAGGAGGAGTTCAGCGACTGGCTGGACTTCTACGCTCTGTACCCCTTCGACGACTTCCACCGCTACTACCGCCCGGCCGCCGTCGTTGCTGGCGCCATGAGCGGCGATGCCAAGGTCTTCGACCATCGGCTGGAGTTTATGCAACCCGATCCGTCGTTGAGGGAAATGAACACCGTGGACCGCTCCCTCATCGACGTTTTCACCCGGTAACCGACTATGGCGCTTGGAAGCATCACCATCGATCTGCTGCTCAAGACGGGCAGCTTCGTGACCGATTCCAAGGTCGCGGAGAAGCGCCTGAAGGACATGGGCGATACCGCGGAGAGGGCGGGAAAGGCAATCGGCGCGTCGCTGGGGACCATCGGTGGCGTTGCGGCCGGTGCCGTGGCTGGCATCCTGGGCTTCAGTTCAGCGCTGGATAGCCTCAAGACGGCGATTGATGGCGCCGATAGGCTGGACGAGCTGAACGCCCGCTTCGGCATCACAACCGAGCAGCTGTCGAGCTGGGGCTACGCCGCGAAGATGACGGGCTCAGACCTTGAGGGGCTGGCGTCGATCATCCCGAAGTTTTCGAAGAACATCGCCGAGGCGGCCGACTCCAACAGCACCGCGGGCAAGACGTTCGCGGCGCTCGGGATCAACATCCGCGATCAGTCGGGACAGCTGCGATCTTTTCAGGACCTGCTGCCCGAGGTGGCCGACAAGTTCAAGCTTCTGGACAACGCGACGACCGAAACCGCTCTCGCTATGCAGCTGTTCGGCAAGTCTGGCTCGGAGTTCCTAGAGTTCCTGAACCTGGGATCCGACGGGCTCAAGTCGATGGAGGACCGGGCGAAGGCGCTTGGCATCGTCATCGACAGTAATACCGCATCAGCCGCGGCGAACTTCAACGACCGCATGGACGATCTGAAAGCGGCCACGAATGGTTGGTTCACCCAACTCGCCGCACAGCTCCTGCCGACGCTGAACGAGTTTGCCACCAAGCTGGTTGATCTAGCGAAGAATGGCGACGCCGTTCGAGCTGTGGCCGATGGGGTCAGCAGTGCATTTTCCGGAATCGGACAGGCGGTGGATGCGCTACAGCCGGTCTTCAACTTCTTCGACCGGCTACGCGGCGTCCTCGTCGGGGTGGAGCTTCAGGGCAACGCGGCCGCGCAGGCCTTAAACCCTGCCAACTGGAACAGCAAGGATCTGCCCAGGCTCCAGAATCAGTACAAGCTCGGCGCAAGCTACGCGGCCAACGGCTATGCCGCGATGCAACCCCGTTCGCCTAGCCAGAATTCCTCTCCTCAAGTATCTGCCGCGCCCGCAATTCAACAGCAGACGGCAGCAATGGCCGCTGCGGAGGCCCAGGCTAAAGCGCTCCAAGATCGCCTCGACGCGCTGCTCAATGGCTCTGGATCAAGTAAGCCATCAAAGAGGGCCAAGGCCCTCAAGGAAGTCAAGGACGCCGCCACGCAGGCAGTCGAAGACTACGACGCGATTTACGGGGGAACTCAGGACCGCGCGGATTCTCAGGTGGGCGCGCTAGAAAAGGAGATCGCTCTTTGGGGGGATCGTACCGAGGCGGCTAAAGTCTCGTACGAGATCCAGCGAGGCGCCTTGCAGGGTATCAGTGAGCAGCAGGCCGAGTACCTTCTGAGCCTCGCCAAGACGCGCGACGCCCTGGAGGACTACGACGACATCTACGGGAAGATCGACGAGAAGGCGAAGGAATCTACAAGCCAAATGTCCGCCTTCGCCGATCAGGCTGCGCGCAACATGCAGGACGCCTTTGCCGATTTTCTCTTTGATCCCTTTGAAGGCGGTGTGGATGGAATGCTGAAGTCATTCAGCGACGCCATCCGCAAGATGGTCGCCCAAGTGGCAGCATCGAAGCTCTTTGACGCTTTGGGCAGCTACGGCCAGGCGAACAGCGGCAGCTGGTGGGGATCTCTGCTCTCGTCGTTCTCCCAGAAGAAGGCGACCGGCGGCTACATCAGCGGCCCAGGCACTGCCACCAGCGACAGCATCCCCGCGTATCTCTCCAACGGTGAGTACGTCGTCAAGGCGGACGCTGTGAGCAAGTACGGCCGCGGGTTCTTCGATGCTATCAACGCGAGGCGCTATGCCAGCGGCGGCTACGTCAGCGGGCAGGGCTCCTCTGTCACCGCAGCAAGCTCAAGCCCTCAGATCAACGTCAGCATCACTGGGGGAAGCGCAGGCGCGGCGGACGTTAGCGCCCAGCGCAACGCATCTGGTGGGTTCGACATCGACGTGCTTCTCAAGCAGGTGGACGGCTATCTCGCCAGATCAGAGGCACAAGGCGGCAGTTCGTTCGGGACTGCCATTAGGCGCAAATACAACCTGAGGCCGGCCGTATGAGCCAGTGCGAGCTGCTGTTCCCCAACGGTAAGGCCACCCTGATGTTTTCGGGTTACTCGGAGTCGTTCGATCCGTCGGTGGAGCGCACAGAGATGGAGCGGGGCGTCCCGAAGCAGCGCCTGATTAACAGCCAGGTGTTGATGAAGCTCAACGCCTCGCTCCTGTTCCAGTCAGAGGTCGATGTCGAAGCCTTCGAAGCCTGGTACTTCGGCACCCTGAAGCGCATCGGCTGGTTCACCATCCCGCATCCGCGCACAGATGTGCCGATCAGCGTCAGATTCGAGAATGGCTCTATTGGCGCCTTAGTTCCTCAGGCTCCTGCTTTCGGACTCGCCCAGCGCGACGTGGTCCTTGAGTACATGCGCTGACCTGATCGCTTCGCCAGACCTAGAAAAACACAGCCCCGCCAAATGCGGGGCTTTTTTGTGGGAGAGACATGAGCACATTCCTTGAGCGCCGGCAGCGCACGACCGACGCCGCCGGCATCTTGCTGTTCGCTGAGATCAGCGCAACGTCCTTCGTGGAGACCCTGCGCATCGTCAACGACACCCAGAACTGGACCAGTAACGGTGTCGAGTACATCGGGTTTCCTTTCACCTTCAAGCTGCCAGACGACGTGAGTGGCCAGACGCCACGCGCGCAGCTTGTGATCGACAACGTGGGCCGCGGCATGACCGACGACCTGGAGCGGCTCCAGCCGAACGAACTGGTCATGGCCAAGATCCTGATCAGCGACCGCGCCAACCCTGACGCCATCTTCCGCACGCTCTATCTGCCCATGACGCAGGTGTCGGTGAACGCCTCCACGGCCACCGCGCAATGCGGAGTCGATTACCTCATGCGCCAGAGCGCCGTGCGCCTGGTCTGCAATCCCTACACCTTGCCGGGGGCTTTCTGATGGCGTTCGATCTGCAGCGCGTGGAGCGCTTCGTTGGCATTCCCTACGACGAACAGGAGTTCGACTGCGCGGACTTCGTGGCGCATGTCCAGCGGCAGCTGTTCGAGCGTGAAGTAAGCCTGCCTCACTCCCGACCTCGCGGCACTGAGGGTCAGGCGGCTATGGGCGAGCTTTCCAAGGCCTATGCCACTCCGCGCGAAGGTGCGCCGGAGGACGGCGACTTGGTGCTGATGTTCGAGCTCGGGCAGAAGCGGCCCAGCCATGCCGGCGTCTACTTCCGCTTGGCGCACGAGGACTGGGTGCTGCACAGCAACGAGAAGAACGGCTGCTCCGTGCTGCACCGCGTGCGTGAGTTGGGCGACTGGGGCCTGAGGGTCGAGGGCTACTACGCATGGGCCTGATGGAGACCCCCGCCGTCGGCGGTCAGCTCGTTCTGACGCCTCATCCGGTCACGCTGGAGGGTCAGCGGCACATCCCGATGGATCTTCGGCCCGGCGAGCGCCTGTGCAGCTTCCTGCATCGGCACGTGATCGATATCGACCAGGGCGACTGGGTGGTCTCGATCGGCGGCCAGGTCGTGCCGCGCGCCATGTGGGCGCACGTGACCCCCAAAGACGGTCAGGTCATCGAGCTGCGGGGCGCGGTAGGCAAAACCGCGCTCTACATCGTGGCGATGGTGGCGCTGACCTACTTCACCTTTGGCATCGGCACGGCCACCGGCGCCAGCCTGGCCGCCGGCATCGGCGGAACCACTGGCGCGCTGGTGGCCTCGGCGGTCTTCGTTGCCGGCTCGATGCTCATCAACAAGGTTCTTGGCCCGAAAGCGCCCAGCACGTCGAAGTCCGAGACGGATTCGGTCTACAGCATCGGCGCCGGCCGCAACCAGCTCCGTCCCTACGAGCCCCTACCGCTTCCGTTCGGGCCGGTGAAGGCCGCGCCCGATCTGGCGAGTAAGCCCTACACATGGTACGAGGGCAACGACCAGTACGTGGGCATGGTGCTGACGCCCGGCATCAACGTGCAGTCGGTCGGCGAGCTGTACAACGGCGACGCGTTGCTGTCGTCGTATGAGGGCGTCACGGTCTGGTACAGCGGCATGCCCGGCATGCCTGAGCAGACGATCCCGCTCTACAGCAACGTGGACACGACGGACGGCGGCGAGCTGCCCGACACCACGGCGTGGGTCCAGCGCACGACCGGCACCGACACGGTGCGCATCCAGATCAATCTGGAGTACATCCTCGGTGGCCAGGGCACCTCCGGCAAGAACTATCAGGTCAGCGAGACGGTCCAGGTCCAGTACAGCCCGGCGGGCCTCAACCAGTGGGCCACGCTGACCAGTCGCACCTTCAGCAGTAGCAAGATCGAGACCCAGCAGCGCGCCACCCTTGCCGCGGACGTGCCGCGCGGCCAGTACGACGTGCGCGTGCGGATCCTGGGGCAGGGCAACTACAGCGGGAAGAACACCCAGCGCAACGACTTCCAGTGGTCCACGCTGTCG